AAAAAAAGGGGTTTCTGGCATTGTCAAACCATTATCGTCTCCATATACTACCATGAACATAGCTACATCCAATATGCTCTCATCAACTTCTATTCGTTGATCTACCGTCATTTGGGAATATTGATGAGAAACAAACAAAAACCAGAGAAACAATACTATCCATGAGTCCATATGCGACGTATTAAAACATCCAGAGGGAACTAATCCACGAATTATCACCCATATGGATGACATAAGAGCCGTTAACCGTTGTGTCATCTCTGCACAGAGAAACTGAACTATTCTCTCATAAACCTGATAATATGGATCTGTTCTTTTGTAATAATTCAAATGTTGCGAGAAATATAACTGAATCAATATCTCATGGATGGTAACATCTAACCCCGTAAAGTCTGCCTCCCATATTCTATGAGAAGGATTTTCATATGCATTCAGTATTTTTGCTAGCCAATCTGCTCCCCCAAAGATCCATTTACTACGAATTCGTATCGCTCGTCCACTCTCAGCCAAGTGTCGTAATTTTGATACTATACGCTCAAAGAGAATATAAACCAAATTTGGAATTACAAACACTCTACATTTCATTCCTGCTAACAACCACAAAAGATCATCAAATTGCTTTATCCATCCAAACATCATCTCATTTTTATCTGCTATCTTCCATGTCACTAAAGGGAACTTCCCTGTCTCTAGGTATGTCTTAAATGCGACAAGACTAGGATCTACCTTCTCATATTTCTTCGAGGCTCCCCCTATTTTCAATGTATCCCCATTATGTTCTATTTTTATTGCATCTGCTGCATCTAGTCCACCGGAAGAACCCATATATGTATCCTTTAAGTCTTGCTCAAAATTAATCCGTATCGACTGAGTCCCAAATAGATCTCGTGTGCCTAATGCTTGATAAAGACGATCTAACGCTGGCAATATATGAGGAATCAACGGAAGAATACGAGTCCGCGACACTGAATCATGTGAAAATTTTGATAACATTCCTAATTTTTTCTCTGAGGTCATGTTATCTGTAGCACTCCAATATGGGGGACGACCATTAACCAATCCATATGCCATATTATAATGACTTAACCGGCGCAAACATAGTACCTGTAAGGTCGGAAAATATTCCTTCTGAAAAACTCTTTTTTTCCCATCTTTCACTACTACCTCTCCATACATGGTAGGTATCTCTTGACTATGTACCCCTAATTTCCAGTCTAATGCCGAAATATAAAACCCTGGGCGTCCTACTTGCGTTCCATAAGAAGGGAGAGGCATAGACCAATGCATCCGGTCTGCTTCTCGAACGG